CCCAAAGCCAAAGGCTGGACCTAAGCCTACTGTTCCGCCTAAGCCCACTGTCCCGCCTAAGCCTAAGAAGAAGTAGTTATGGCTCAGTCTAGGAATCCTAGCGAGCGAAACAAAGTAGGCGAGAAGCAGAAGAAGAAGCAAAACTGGTTTGAGTCTGCTTTGGATGTTGCTGGTGATTTTGCTACTGGCTTGGGTAAAACAACTGTAGGTAATATATCTAAGGTTGGGGAAATTGGTGGCAACATTGTCAAGGGTTTGGCATATGACCCTGTTAAGTGGGCTATGGAAAACCCCGATGAGGTTGCAAAAACTTTTGTTAATCCTAATCGTGCTAGCAAATGGTTGGGTGACAATCTGTTTGCTATGCAGGAACTTGAACGCTTGTCTAAGGGTTCTGGCGGTTTGACTGATGCTGCTATTACAGCGATGGCTTTGTTTCCTGTAGGTAAAATTGCTGATGACGCTGTCAAGGCTGCACTGAGCAATAGCACTAGGGCTGCTGGTTCTACCGTTGACGAAGTGATTGCCGCTGCTGAACGTGCTGCTGCTGAGCAGGGTAAGAATCCGTTTAGTGCCCTATATAGCGGCGTCCGTGGGGAATCTAGGGCTAAGCGTAATGTTATGTCTGCTGCTGAGGGTGCCCGTACTGGTCGCGCATTCGAGACTCCTGTGGGTACGCCGCAGATTGACCCTAATGAATTGGATTCTCTGGTCGCTGCGGCTTTGGGTGACAAATCTATTTTGGAGAAGGGCGGCAATCAATATATGGATTTGATTGCTGGGTTGCGCCGTAGGGCTGCAACTAATGAGGGTCGGATGGCAAAGATTTTGGAACCGCTGCAGATGCTTGAGGATGCCCTTAGGGGCGTACCGAAGAATAGTCCTGAATATAGGGCGCTGCTGCGTGCTAGGAAGCAGATTGTGGCTGAGCAGACAGCCAAGCAGAAGGCTGCTGTGGCTGCGGAGAACAGGTTTTCTAATCGCCGTTAAGGAACATCAGGGGTATTAATGATGAGTATTCAAGGTTCTGTCCCCGCCCACGCATATTACGGTAAACCAGTTTCTGGTATCCGTTTGGCTGCCGTATCAGGTGCAAAGTTGGCTGCTGCCTCCGCCCCCTATGTGGGGCGGGGCAACAGGTGTTCAGCGAACGAGGATACCTGTGAGGGTATCCGTGCTAAGGGCACGGAATACTGCATAGGTCATGTCCGCAAGTTTAAGATTGAGGTTGGCGTGGACAAGGAGGTGACGGATGGCGTACGCAACGATGACAGCAACGCAGTTGCGTAACACGGTTCGTCAGATTGTCGACCTAGATACAGATGATTTGCCTGACAGTTTGCTGGACCTATATATTCGGGATGGCTACTACAGGATTTTGGATGTTGAGAAGCGCTGGTCTTGGCTGGAAACCAGTTTTACGTTTACGACTACAGCAAATGTTCGAGCGTATTTGATTTCTGGTTTTACTGCTGACCCGATTAGTCAGGTTGTTTCGATTGTTGACAATGTGGGTGTTGGTGCCCGTCTTGAGATGGTCGGCTATGAGGATGCTGAGGGAACTTATATTGGTTCGTATGATACGGCTGGCGACCCACTGTTTTATTCTGTGTGGAATGACCGTATCCATTTGTATCCGAAACCAAACAATGCTAGGCAGATGACTTGTCGTGGTTATCGTGAGCCTCGTGATTGGGTTGGTTTGAACGATACTGTTGATGCACACCCGTCGTTGCATTTTCCGCTGGTGTATTATGCTGTGTCTCGTATCTACCAGCAGTTGGAAGATGCACAGATGGCTAGCATTTATAAGCAGTCGTTTGATGAGGGTGTGGCTATGGCGGCTTCGAATGTGTCGAAGCCTACTAGCCATGGGCATCTGATTATGGCGCATGGGGCAACCACTGGTCGCCCCACCTATAAGGGCTGGCTGCAAAATCTCGGTCGCACGTTGGGGCAGTAATGGCTGGGATAAATATTTTCCAGCAACAGGACTTTACTGGCGGTCTGAACTTGCGTTCAGACCAGTTTCAGTTGGCTGATAACGAATCTCCTGAAATGTTGAATGTGGAGGTTGACCCTAGAGGTGGTGTGTTTTCTCGTGGTGGGATGGTTCGGATTAATTCCACTGCTATTGCTGGTACGTGGACACCGCAGAAGTTGACCCCGTTTTATGGTGCGACACCGAATGTGATGTTGACTACGGCAACAAAAGTTTATAAGTCAACTGGTTCTAACTTTACAACTTTACAGTATTCTGCTGGCAACGATGTGACTGCTAATAGTACGCATGGTGCTTGTCTTGCTGTGTGGGGTGACACATTGTATATTGCTACTGGTAGTGCTGCTGCGGCTGGCGGTTACCGTTGGCAAACCACAAGCACTTACGCTACGGCGTTGACTGCCAGCGGCACAAACCCGCAGGATTGGCAGGCTTATAGCGCAGCACCCGCAGGCAAGATTCCTCAAGCCGAGCATCTGTGTGTCCACGCCAACAAGATGTTTGCTGCGAACACCACGGAAGGTGGTGTTGCGTATCCCAACAGGATACGCTGGTCGCACGAGTTTATTCCCGACAACTGGAAGCAAGATGACTATATTGATATTAACGCTGGTGGCAACGGTATCCAAGGCATGGTGGTTGCAAATGGTCAACTCGTTATCTTTAAACCAAACGCAACATTTCTGTTGTACGGGTACGACTCAACAAACTTTCAGATAATCGAACTTAGCAGTTCGATTGGCTGCCAAAGCCACCACGCCATGTGTGCTACGGACACTGGCGTATATTTCTATTCTTTGAATAGGGGATTGTTTTTTACTGACGGCAACAGCATTGTGGATGTTTTTAAAAACATTCGACCTGTTATCGATTTAGGTTACGTGCCCAACTCTGGCGCTGAGGACTATAGTGTTTCTTGGGTTGGTGGTAGGGTTTGGCTTGCTGCCGCATACAGCAATACTGGGACACTACCGAATGACCCTACTGTCAATTTTGTTTTTGACCCTACATTGGCTGCATGGACTGTGTTTAAAACAACTGACGGCTATGGTTTAATTGGTGGCTGTGACTTTAGGGCTACGAGTAATGTGTCTTACCGTTTGTTGATTCATCCAACTTTGCCTAGGGTTTTGGATGTCGACAAATATGATTTGGCGACAGACAATATTGCTGGTACCGAGGCTGGGTTTTCTAGTTACTATCGCAGCAAGTGGTTTGATGCTGGAACATATATGCAGAAGAAAATGTTTCGCCGTCCTGAAATTGTTATGAAGGAAGCGGAAGTTGCTCAGCAGGTTAACGTGAAGGTTTACCATGATTTTGATGAGGCTGACGCTAACTTTAAACGAGAGTTTAATTTGGAACAAGACAATGCGACTACTTCTTTGTGGGGTGTGGCGCTATGGGGTGTTTCTTTATGGTCCTCTGGTGTTGTTTCTTCTGTTATTAAAACTGGGAAGAATCTTGGTATGGCTAAATGTGTGCAGTTGAAGTTTACTGGTCAGTCTGGTCAACCATGGGGAATCAACAGTATTGGATACAAGTTTAATTCTAGAAGGGTGGGCGGCTAATGGCTACTTTGACTGTTCCTTATTCGTTTAATGTTAACACTGCTATTGTTGCATCTGAAATGAACACCAACTTTGGTGCTGTTAAAACATTTGTTGAGGCTTTGGCTGCGGGGACAAACATTGATGCGGGCGCTATTACTAGCGACAAGTTGGCTACTAACACTATTCAGTTGCTGACTCCTACGGGTAGCGTTACGCAGTATGCTGGGTCGTCTGCGCCGACTGGATGGTTGTTCTGTGATGGTGCGGCGGTTAGCCGCACCACTTATGCTGCACTGTTTGCGGTAATCGGTACCACTTTTGGCGTTGGTGATGGGTCAACAACATTCAACCTTCCCGACCTGAAGGGCAGGGTTCCTGTTGGTAAGGCTGTTGCTGGCACATTTGCAAACTTGGCTGCTACTGGTGGTGCTGAAACACACACATTGACGGAAGCACAAATCCCCAGCCACTTGCATACTGCTGATGGAGATTTGACTGCTGCTTCAGCGTTGACCACACATAGTCACACCGCCGATGGCGACTTGACCGCTGCTTCCGCTGGTAGTCATAGTCATACTGGTAGTAGTGGTACAACTGGAAACCATGCACATACTGGTACGGTTGATTCTGGAGGGTTCCACCAACATGATGTTGACACTAGAAATACCACTAGCACTTCGCATACGCACCAGTCTGGTACAAGAATTTCGGTTGGTGCTTCAGCGGCTAACGAAAACGATACAACACGTTATACTAACTATGGTGGGACACACACCCACACGTTTACTAGCGCAGGCAACGGTGACCATGCGCACAGTGTCACCGTTGATTCTGTCGGTTCACATAGCCATGATGTTACTGGTTCAACTAGTGCAACAAACCTTGCGCACGGGCACGATATCACTGGTTCCACTAGCGCTACTGGTGGCGGTGGGGCGCACAACAACCTGCAACCCTATATTGTTATCAACTACATTATTAAAATCTAGTTATGGCTGACTGGTTTTCTCCTCTTTTGTCCACGCTAACAAGCAGCGATGCTTTGGCGTTGCAGCAAATTATTCGTTCAATCGGGCAAGAACTTGCACGATTGAACCGAGAGATTGAGGATTTGAAAACTGGCAACACTGTAACTAATGGTGTGCAAAGAAACAAGTTGAGGTAACTATGGCTTACACAGAACAAGGTGCAATCCGACGTAGGCTACAGCAGTCGCTTGCTAATCAACAGGCTGCTTTTCTTGGACAGCAGCGGGGCAGTCGAC